TTGCACGCCGCGATTGTCGTACTGACTCAACGCCGCGTAATTTCATATAAATAGCCTCACGGCTACCACTATCATTGGCTTCAGTTGCTTTAAACTCAAGCCAACAATCCTGCTCGATCTCATCTAAAAATCTTTTGAGATCTGTGTCTTTAAGTAGACGGTCTGCCTCTCTACCGTCATCTATGATTTGCTGTCTAGTCTTCACGCGCAGCCTCTTTTATTACGTCAGCCTGCGCCTTCATAACTTCCCGATTAATCGCCAGATCGGATCGGATCTGCTCGACGTTGAGCTGCGTGCCGTATTTAGCTTTCATTTCTTCAGCTTTTACAAATAGCTCCGCCTCTAGCTCGTCACGCTTACGATCATCCTCAAGCCTAAACTTCTCACGCTGCATTTGTAACTCGGCAGCTTTCTTCTGAATATCCGCCTGTATTTGCTGAATTTGCACTTGGATAAGCTGCTCGTTAATGTCTGGCTTATCTTGCTGCGGCGGTGGTTGGAACTGCGCCGGATCGCTCCAGAACTGCGAGGTATCTTTGAACCCTGCTATTTCTGTCATAGATTTCAATGTGTTAGACAGTTTCTGCATATCGGTAAGTGGGTTAACTGGCCCCATTGTCTGCATCGCATCTTTCTGCATTTCGGCGATTTGACGTAGCATCAGCATACGCTCGGTGTCTGAGCCGCGTCCGAGGGCTACGTTAACCGTGACATCCATGTCGCTATTCCAGACACGCGGATCTATTGGCACAAAATTATTATTTAGCCTAATCATGCGCTCGCGGTCTTGGTGGGTGGTTACCAGATGTAATACAAGCTCGTACATGCGCTTTACGCCCGTCTCGGCAAAGATGCGCGCAATCATCTCAATATGTTGCTGTGCGGCGCTTACGGTGGCCGCTACGGCTGTTGCAGTGCTAGATTGTAGTGCGCCGGCGTCTAAGCCTGCGGATGCCTTGGACATGCCAGTGCGAGCCTCTTTAACCTCGTCCATGTATTGCAATACGGGGAATGCAGCTTGCCCGACAAACGGCATACTAAGCGGCTGCACCTGACCTGCGGCTCTCTGACGTATAATCGAGCCTACTTCTGTGCTCATGGCGTCGTCAATGTTAACCATGCCCTCGACAACCGCTACCCGTGGGTGGATCGACATACTGAGGCTGTCAAGTGTGTTCCTCATGATAGAAGACTTGATTCTCTGTATATCCATCACCGTGTCGGCCACAGACATACCAAAAAAGTCGTGTGGCTCCGGATCTGGGCATAGCGTCGCAAACGGCGCCATGTCGCACGGCTCGTTCATCAGGATCTTATTACCGTCGCCTGCGGTGCAAACTTTACGCAGCTCGGCAATGCCGTCGCCATCGTAGTCAACTTTGATATAGTTTTCGACGTATAGCACTTTTTTCATCGCAGGGTCGTGGCGCTCGTTCATCTCGTTTGTCAGCGCCTTGTTCCGCGTATAACGCTCTACATTGGTATCCATGTCGTCGTATGACGCGCCGAGCTCTGACACTTCGTCGTAATCGTACCCCATCGCCACAAGCTCAGACACGGTTACGATGCGCCGGTGGGCGACGTAATCGGCTTGCTCAACTGACTTGCTTTCACGGGAAATTAGGAACTCCTCCGGAGGTACGGCCTCTAGCTTCACGCGACCATCTGGGTGCGTATATGTCGCCCTAACAGCGTGCATCATCGGCGCAGGCATCTCCTCACCGGTAAGCGGATCTTGCGTCGGCTCGCCCATAGGCTCGGACGCTACAATCTCGACTTCGACCTTTGGATCTGACATTAAAGTAGCAAGCGCCATGTCATCAAGCCCATAATACGGGATCGTTTGAAATTTTGTCTGGTCGTCCCAGTACACCTTGAGTATGCCAACCTTACGCACAAGCGCATCCATGAAGGCAGAGTGCATCTCTAGGAAGCCGTTGTTGTCTCGATTTATGATGTAATTAGCGTAATCTGTAGCTTGTTTGGCTGCGGCGACGTCTTCGGGCCCCTGCGGCACGTATTCCACGGTTTGGTCGCTGCCGTGGAAAATACGCATGAGCGACGGCATAATCGCCTGCACGGTGTCGCGCACGTCCATTGATACAACTTGGCTGCGCCCCTCTTCCTCATTACCAAACGGCTCGCCTCGGTAATACTGGGTGGCTGTAGCTCTCTGCGGCGAGATCCAGTTATCGATAAAATCGATTGCGTCGTCGATCTCTTTGCCGACGATGCCTTGCAGCTCGTCTTCGCCCATGACGTTAGGGTTCAGCTCCTGCTCGAGCTCGTCTGCGAGTTTGTTTACTTCGTAGTCCATGTTATCTCTCCAACAGTCCCCGATTGTTTCTATTCTCTTGCGCCATTGCGGCTTGCACGTCAAGCTGCGACATGCCTAATAATGTTGCTGCTCCGGCAATGCCGTACCTTTTAACAATATCGATAATTTTGTCGTCAAAGACAACAAGGTTGCGCGTTCCGCTTGGCTGAACATCTGCCTTTAAGCCTCTTCTACGATATTTCTTTGCTATTTCTTCTGCGTCTTTTCTTGTTTTAGCTGTTAAGTTATCGCCTTCATCAAGTATACCCATCGGAACAGGTTTACCTTTGTTGGTAACATTAATTTCGTAACCTTTGCCCCGAGAGCCTTGATCGAGATAGCGAATACCTTGTATGTCTACGCCTTTTAAAACATTAAGCATCTGCTCTTGATTAGCATAAGGAGTTGATGAAACAAGGTCAGCTCCCGTTGCGTTTGGATTTAACTTTAAATTGCCACCTTCTGCCAGTGCTTTTACTCGTTCAGCTTGCTCAAGGCTTCTCGCAGGTCTGTTTACACGTTCACCCTTCCAATTTGTTCCGACAACTTGATAAGGGCGTACTCGATCACGAAACTCAGGCCGGTCAGAATCTGCGTTTTTAATTATCTTAACATTACCTTTAGGAATATTTTCTAGCGCATTTTTTACAAAATCAGATTGCTCTGAAAGGGGCGCGTCATAATCAAGAAACTTACCGACATCAGATGCTATCTCTACTTGGTAAATATTTCCGGCAGGTTTGTACTTAGGTAAAATCTCAGACTTAGCCCATTTAGCAATCTCTGGGTTTTCTACCACAGCCAATGCCTCGTCAAATGATCCTGTTATTTCTAGGTTTTCTAGAAAAGCCGCTTTATCGTAAAGTTCATTACCTTTTTGTGATGGAAACTTCATTGAATCAGCTTGACGAATTAATCTATTATATAATTCATAAACTGGCGTATCTCCAACTGTAGCTATAATATCTCTACTTAAAGCATCTCTATAGTTTTTTGCTACAGCTTCGTTTTCAGAAAAATACAAGCCACGCCCATATGCTTGAGCTCCTTCGCCTGTTCCCATCTTAGACATATCAAACTTATCAAACGTGTGCGGTGAGCCGTGATAAGCTGTAATTTTATTAGTCGTTTCGTTAGCTACAACTGGAGGTGGTCTGCGCGTAACATTTGGCACATTACTCGGGGCGTTTATGTAAGAACTTAAAAGATCTGGCTGCCTAGCGCCTTTATATGCCTGCCGCAGCCCTAACCCACTGAGCCCAATATCTAAACCTGCAAACGCAGTGTTACCTATGCCGGAGCTGATATTACCTTGCTTAAAATCTTCTACAGCTTGCCCTCCAGACAAAACGCCGGCGGAAATAGGCATAACACCTAATAAGCCTTCACCTCCTACAAATCTTTGTAACGCATCTGCCTGATTTCCATACGGAATGCCGCCAAATAATCTTTCCGACATGTCTTTACTCATGCCATACCGGTTTTGCACAAAATCTTTTGCTTTTTCTCGAAACGACAAATTTCTTGGCGCGATTGTGCCGTTGTTGGTAACAATTTCTTTGTTACCGAACTCGTCGATAAATTCGTAACCGCCGCCAAATGGTAGTACTCTAAAGTCCATTACACTTGCACTCTTGTTATTATTTTGTTAACAGTTTTGGAAAAGGAGGAAACTATGGAAGAAGAATACGAACTGATACGGCAAGACATTGAAGCTCTTGCATATATCTTGTGGAAAAATCCGGAAGATTTACCGGATGAAATACAAGAAGCTATAGAAGAAATTATGAAAAAAGTGCGAGACATTTAGTTTCCTTTAATAAATGCGTCTAAAAGACTTCTGGTGTATAAGTCAGCTTCTTCTTTGCCGAGGCGTTTTAAAATATCTAGATAAGTTTCAGATTCTTCTACAAACTGAGAATCTATTTTTTGCGTTAATCTTGGGTTACCCATGTAAGACCTTATATCTTTTGGTAATGGTAAGAGTTGATTTTTAACGGCTGCCTTTGGCAGCGCAGTGTCTCTAGCGCCAATAATATAAGGTATTTCATTTTCAAATTTCATACTTTTAGTATTTTCAGCTCTAGGATAATTTGCCCCATATGTGGGATGATCTGAAGATTTTACAATTTTAGCGTTTGGCTCTGGGACGCCAAACCTATAACCAACGCTTAAAGCATCAGATTTTATTAAGTCTGGATTTGTTACAGCAAACCTTGCGGCTGAAACGTCAGGAACTCCCATTTCTTTCATTGCTGACGAGTCAAAAAATTTCAACAACTCTGCCCTTTTGCCTCCGGTTAAACTGGTCATCCAATCAACAAATTTCGCTTTATTAGCAAAGCTAGGGACATCTTTTAATTTTGGAAATCTTTTAGCTATTAAGTCATCAAATATTATGGCGCTGTTACTACCAATTTGAGACTGTTTTAACATTTCTCCATAAACTTCTGCCATGTGTTTAGAAAAATCTCCAGATCTTTCCCCCATAGGCATGTAAGCAGTTAAAATATCTTCTCCTCGAGCAAAACCTTCGTTAAAAGCGGTTTCTTTTGCTTGCATAGGGTTTGGCTCAGAAGCCCAAACACCTCTGCCCACTTGATCTTTATATTCTGGGCCGCCGTATGTAGTTTTTGGGTCTTTAAGCAAATAATCATTTACTTTTTCAATTAATCTTTGATTTGAAGTTCTGTCACCAGTAGTAAAATATAAAGTTTTGCCTTCTATATCAGAAGGAGATATTACGTCGGGCTTAATAAGATTTCCTAACTTTCTGCCCTCTACAGTAAAATTAAATGGAGAATCTACGTGTTTTGTAGCTGAAAAAGGCGTGTACATTGCAGGGTCTCGAGCACGTCCACCACCAACTCTAGGAGGGTCAAAAAAATCAGAGCCCCTAGTGATAAAGTATTCAAGTAAATCTTTTACTGCTTTCCTTGCCATATCACCACTTCACCTTGTCTGCCCAGTACGCCGCCGACATTTTGCCTTT